TCCACAGACAGCCACAACGGACGGCCAGCGCCCTTGAACTGCTTAAGATTCTGCTCCCAGTGGTTCCGCGCCGTCGTCCACGCTCGCGAGTCCGGGAACTCCGCGAACTGCGGCTCCTCGCCGAAGATATCAATGAACCCATCGGGCAGCGTGACCGGCGTAGGCTTATGAGCGAACCGTAGCCATGGCTCGGCAGACGTGAACGGATTCACAAACCACCACTCGCCGCCATACTCCTCGGGCGCTTGACGGTAAGGGCCATAGGGCGCTTTCCAGTGCGCCGGAATCTGGTCATCCGTGAATGTCTTAGGCTTGGTCATGTCTACCTCCGTCTATCTTCGATGATCTGCTTGTTGAGTTCGCGCAGCAGCAGCTTGATCTCTATCTGGTTCTGCTCAATGTTGCGGATTGTCTCGCGCAACGTAGATGCGCTCGCCTCTAGCCTGCTCAGCCTTACCTCGGATGTCGGATGCGTGGCGAGGCTCGTATGGCTATTGATCCGCTCTTCCAACAGCGTAACGCGCTGATCGACGGAGCGCGCAAACCCGAACCCAGCCAGCGCTAGCGGCAGAACAATCATGGCCCATTGCGGCCAGTTTACGCGCGAGTTGAACTGAGCAAGGCTCACTGCTCGTCATCCTTTTTGAGCACGTCGGCGATAGCACCAAGCATCGAGGCTTTCGATTCGATGTTGCGCCCAATCATGCGGCAGGCCATCGGGCCTACGTCCTCGCCTGCTTCGGCAGCAGCCTTGAGGTCTTCGCTTAGCTCGTTCATCTCGGACTGAACGGCGCGAAGCAGCTCGGCAGCGTACTGGCGACGTTTGCCGCCTTGCGGGATGACTTCGCCGAGCATCCCGCCAATAGCCGTAACGAGTGGAATTGAGATCATGATGCGTTTCCCCTTGGCGCTTTGGTGTAGCGATCGGCTGCGGCCACGGCAATGATCGCGGTCAGTAGCTGCTGGGCCGCCGTCTTGCAAACCTCGACCGTTGCGGCCATGTCTGCAATCGCAAACGCGCGAATCAACTCAGCCGCCAATAGGCAGGCCAGTACCGCGCAAAACAGCTTAGCCGCTAGCGTGGTGACCCAGCGCACAGATACAGTTTCCTCGGTTGGCGTGGTGTCTTGCGGTAGGTCACTCATGGTCGGGACTCCTTGCGGCGCTTCGACTCCAACCATGCAATCGGCACGTCGAGCGCCGCGCGCACCGCCAACAGCGCCCGCTCCACAACCCCCGGTGGCGGCAGTTCCTTGCGCCCGATGGGGATATCCACGCCGACAACAGCGCCGCCGATCTTGGCAGCCTTGCGCCAGGGGAGGCGCTTGAAGAATCGGCCCGCTCGCTTTAGCCCTAGCATGTCAGTCGCTCCACTCCAGGTAGAACCGCTCCACCTTCTCTAGGTACTCTGGAGCCGGCAGGATGTTGTCTCGATGGCTGCCAGTGTTCCATGCGTCTGCGATCTCCCGCATACTCCGCGCCCCGCGCGCCAGTACCGCATGATCCAGCCAATTCACCGTCGCCACCTGCGCCGCATACGTCAGGCCCTTCATGTCGTCAGGCGTGATGTATCCGCCGGTGACCTTGTGCGCGTTGCAATACATCACCTGCCACGGCCCGTAGCTCATCGCCGCAGCGTCGCCGAACTGTTTGTCTAGGTCAGGCAGAAAGTAGCGCCCGCCTCGCGCGTAGGCTTTTTCAAAGCGTGGCTGGTGGGCGAACTTCCCGAAGGTAGATTCAGCACCGCCCAACGCCCACAGCGCTGCGTTCAAGTCAAGATTGCCGACCTTGCCGAAGTCATCAGCAAAGCGGCTGAGCTTGGCAGCGTGCCGAACGTAACTTCGGAAATACTCGCTCATACTCTGGACCTTGACGACGTGCGGGCGAAGGTCTGGCGTTTTCCCGGCAATGCAAAAGCAATCGCCAGGAGCGTAGCATGGCAGTATTTCCGCATTACGCGCACGTTCCTACTACTAGTGTTGCACATTTGTACGAAATCAAACCCCAATGTATACCAAAACGTCACCAACGGGGCTATTTTGCGGCGTCCCGTCGTAGCCGTTGGCGCTGCGGTCAACAATCGAATCAGTACCGAGCGCCGTACTGCCATCGTCGAACTCATCTAGCGCCCAGTGTAGCTGGATGCGGCTGTCAAACGGCAGCGCGTTTGCGCTTAGATTATGCAGACCCAGCGCCGTCGTTTCCGGCAGGTCTAGGTCCCACACTACCACTGCGCCAATCGCTCCATCCATGTACGCGCCGCCATTATCGCGGCCAACCCGCACGGGAGCGGACGCCTCCGAATCAAACGCGCCGGTGCCAACGCTACCGCCGCCGCCGGTAGTCGCCTCAACTCCGTTGATCCAGAATCGCGGAGCTGCCGTGGCGTCTGAAATACAAACGATCCGATATACGCTACCGGCAACAAAGCCGCCGCCAGGGAATAATCGCGAGTACGAGTACCCTGCCGATGCCCGCGTGCGCGTCAACTGAATCAAGCCAAAAGCCGTGATTGAAAGATTCCAGCCTTGACCTGAGCCGTTTTCCTTGGCTACGATCGTGCGAATGCTAGCGTTATCGTCACATCGCACGGTCGCAAAGATCGAGAAGTCCGTCATGTCGTCGATGTTCGCGATTGACGTACCGGAGTCCACCGATTGACTTGACGATGCCGTGAAGTCGATGGCTCCAATTGCCTTCAGGATCGTCGTGCGGCTTCGCGCGGCCAGCTCCAGCCGCCGCATTGTATCGCTCAGTGTTGGCAGCAGCGGCCCCGCCGTGACAGCAAAGCGGCTCACCCCATACGCCTGCTGCGAGATCCGCACTTCGCGCGAGATAAAATCTTCATAGGTCGGACCCGACACCGCCCCCACGCCCAGACGCTCAAACTCCACCTGGAATCGTTGATTGACCGACGTGATAGGCGCGCGCCCGTCGATGTCTTGCGCCTCAAACGAAATCGAGCGCGTCGGTTCCTTTCCGGATGCGATAATCTGCGCCGCCACGTCGGCAGCGTATCCATCCGTCGCAATCTCAGAGAACTCAAACTTGCGCGCGTAAGTGCCATAGGCGCTAATTGATGTCGCATCCGAATCTGTCGCCCGTGGCCGCCGACCATTCTCTAGCACCGGCCCGACGACCTCCACGCTGTTAACCGGCGTGGCGTGCCTCTCTAGCACCTTGATTGCGTTCGCAGGATGCTGGCTTGGCCCCGATGGCGTTGTCACCACTTGCCACGGAGCCGCGTCCGCCGATGCTTCCAACCGATAGTAAAACGTGCGGTTTTCAATCGACCACACAGCCCCCGAAGCGGCTGCCATCTTGTCTACAATCTCGCGAAACGTGACGCCATCAAAGGCAATCGCAACATCAGAAACCAAGCTCGCCACATTGCTAGACGAAAACGTGATATCCGTATCTAGGCCGCTTTCCGATGCTGCGTCTAGCAGAATCTCTTGATCGGTTGCGCCGTAGTACGCCTTTGTGACCACCGCCGGCGGGTTGTCGAAACGCCACGCCCAATCCACGGCATCAACTCGCCAGAGCCGCCCCGGCGGATTGCCCATAGCCTCCAGCGTGGTTGCATACGCAAACCCGTCAAAGATGCGGGACGATTCCATCGTCAGATTCAAGTCGTCTAGCGCTGTTTGGCCTTCTTGCCACTGCGCGCCAAACATATGGAAGCCACTTGCACCATCGCCAAGATACGACGCGCCCCCGTCAATCTGCACGTAAGCCTGACAAGGATTAGACCCGCTGCCGCTCGATCCGACTACAGCCACTCTGTACCACCCATTGCCCACGTCTTCAATTGACGTAGCGGTAGGACTGCCGCCGGTCCCGGTGATTGTTCCACCAGCCAGATCCACATCCGCGTACTGAGTGGTTGACCAATCGCGTTGAAGAATCAACACGCGGACGCTTGTGATAAAACCAATTTTCTTTAGATACGCAGACCAGACGACATCCACGCTGTTTGTGTCGGTCAATCCAGCCTGATAGATGAGATGCTGCCCGCTTGTGCCGTCTTCATAGACGTAGGTGACGGGCCAAGAACTCCAAAGCGGATCGCTGCCGCCAATGTTGGCCGTGTTGGCCCCTACTTTTGTCCATGCCGCCTTTGTCTGATCGGCGCTCCATAGGATCTTGTTATTGATTTCGACGTGAACGGATTGCTGCTCCGAGATCGTGATCGACCCGTTTTCATCGTGGACCAGTAGGCTTGCTTCTGAGACAGGCCGCCGCAACGCCAGCGACGTGCCGGCCATGAGCGGATAGCGCTCGGTCCCGTCAATCTTAACCCTAAGCCTCACGCTACCACCGCCGAGCCCGCTTGGATGTCGCCCGTGATGCGGGCAATCTCACGCCCGTCAAGGTTGATAATCACAGGGCGCTGGATCGATTCATGGATTGCAGCCAAAGACGCCTCCATTGCTGGGCTCGTGAACTCTAGCGGCTGCCTTAGCAACTCGACGATCTGCTCGTTTGTGGTCGCCGTGGTCTCGATTGCTGTGGCCTGATCGTTGAACCCGATCTCATCGAGGAACGCGCTGATGTCGGCAGTTTGGGACAGCCCTACGCCTTGCGAGGCATGAACGCCAGGCCCAAAGATTTCCGACAGCCGCCCCACTTCATTAGCAAGGTCGAGGATGCGTTGCCTGTCATCCACGCCGAACGACGCAAACGTAGTGCCGAATGGTTCATCAGTCGCGAACTGTGCGCGGCTTGACGATCGCGACCTAGTCGGCGCACCGAATCCGCCGCCACTTACTACTACGGGCTCTCCAGTCCTGCCCCTGATTGGAGCACTGAATCCGCCACCGCCCACCACTACTGTCGGCGCACTCGTCCTGCTACGACTTGGCGCTCCAAGCCCACCGCCGCCCAGATCGCCGCCAGCCACCGCAGGCCCAGCGGCCAATCCGCCAACCAGCCCCGCGACCATGATGCCGCCAGTAAGGGCGTCGCGAATCGACCACAGCGCCCCCTTCATGTCGTCGGTGTTGGCTACGATGTACTCTAGGTTTGCGGTCTGCTCTTGCAGTTCGTCGTTCTGGAAGAACCCGACGCTCTTGCGGTAGTCGGCGAACAGGAGCATGTGCGTGCGCGTGTTCTCTTCGGTAGCGTTCGCCGTTGATTCTGCACGCCGTCGCCCGAAGTGAGACAGGATTGCATCGGCCACCGATGCGCCCGCTGTGATTGCGCCTGTCACCATGTTGAACAGGCCGCCCGCGCCACCACCGCCACCACCGCCACCCAGCGCACCGCCCAATGCGCCGCCACCGCCACCAGACCCGCCGCTAATCGCACCGCCTAAACCGGAGACTTGCCCGCCAATGTCAAACAATGCATCGGCCAGCTTCTTTAGCCATTTCTCGACTAGATCGTTGATCCAATTCTTCAGCGGAGACACAAACACGTCCAGGAAGTCCTTCGCTATCCCCTTGAGCGTGTCTTTCCACTTACCCGGCGCAAACTGGCCACTAAATATCTTGCCGCCGATGTCGAGGCTCTTCGCCAGTCCGTCGATACCCTCAGCCCATGTCTCCCAGATCCCCTTTGTGTCGGTGGCGTGTTGCTGCTGGCGGCGCTTGAGATCGTCGAGGATCTTCTGCTCTTCTTCGCCCAAATCGCTGCCATTCGCGATCAGCGCGGCCTTCCGCGCTTCCAACATTGTCATCCAGGCTTCGTCGATTGACTCGGCTGATGCTTGGCCGCTGCCTGCAATATGGTCGAAGTCGCGCTCAGCTTGATCCGCCGTCGCACTCAACTCAGCCCGCGTGCTGATGCCCATGCGGCTAAACGCTGCATCGATCTCGTTGGCTTTCGCTGCCGCTTTCGCTGCCGCCGCGTCCCATGAATCCGCCGCTGTCTGTGTCCAGCCCTGCACGTCCGCAGCGGCTTGCTTCGCCGCCGTGGATACTTGTCCAATGTTAAGTTCTAGGCTATCCGCCGCCAGAGCCATACCCGCTATCCGCGTAGCTCCGGCTTCCGCTGCCGCCTCCATGCCGCGCACTTCGGCAGCCGCCAGGCCCATCGCCTTGCCCATGTCAAAGACCTTGGACTCAGCATCATCCGCGCCAGCCGCTGCGTTCTTGATCGCGGCTATCAGTTTCTTCATATAGGCATCGAGTTCGCTGGTCTCTTTGCCGGTTTTCTCCAGCTCTTTGCCATAGTCGCCTGCCTTCTTTTTGGCGTCCACCAGCTTCCTGGCCGCATCGGCCATCGCCTTGTTCCAGTCCTCCATCGAGCGCCCATTGCGCTTGACGACAATGCCATTGCGGACTAGTTCAGCGTGTAGCCCGCGCATCGCCGAGCCCATCGCTTCTGCGCCTGCTTGTTCGCCTGTCCAATCGAAACCCAGCGTCTTGCTCGCTTGGATGATGTCACTGGCTAGCATGTCGCCGATCCGTTCTACAAGCGGGATATTCTTCGCCGCCCATTCGCCTAACTTCCAGCCGGCGAACGCAGCAGCGCCAGCCGCAGCAGCCGTTACCGCAGTCGTGCCAAGCACTGCCATCGCGCCCTTGGCCGTAATCGCAGCAGATCCAAGAGTAGGCAGTGCGGTTAGCCCCAGCCCGGAAAGAATCGGCAGCAGCGTCGTGACAGACCCAGCGAGCAACCCAACAGCAACCGTAACACCGCCAAAGCCTAGAGCCAGTGTCGCCAGCCCGCCCGCGATCGTGACAGCCGCCGCCGTGATCGTTGAATGATCTCGCGCGAAGTCGGCAAACGCCGTCACAACAGGCTTGACGGCATCAAGTAAACCGTTTAGCGCTGGCAGTAGAGCATCGCCGATCGAGTATCCGATATCTACGATGGTGTTCCTGAAGATTTGGAGCTGCGAGTCCGTGGTCGCATAGCGTAGCGCCGCTTCTTCGGCTAGCGCAATGTTTTCGGCGAATGACGTGGATGATCTGTCTAAATCCCCACTTAACCCTTGGGTCCGCGTCGATAGCGCCAATACCGCCCGCTGTGTTTCCTCTCCTGTAAACCCCAACTTTTCCAGCAATGCGGAGGTGGTGCCAAACTTCGGCCCAGCTTCGTCTAGTTTGCCTAGTAGTAGTGTGATTGCGCCAGCCGCGTCCGTTTCAAACTTCTGCTTGAACTCTGCCGTCGTCATGCCGACGATCGCGGCGAATCGCTCCAAGTCTGCCCCGCCTTGCCTCACACCGTTAGTGACGTTCGTAATGAACTTGGAGAAGTTGGTACCACCCAACTCGGCAGAAATACCAGCACTTGATAGTGATGCCGAGAAAGCCAAAATATCCGCAGCCGACAACCCCGCCTGCGTCCCGGCTAGCGCCATGCGCGTAGCCATGTTGAGTATCTCTTTCTCGGACGTTTCCGAATTATTGCCCAGCGCTACGATGGCGCTGCCCAGGTTCGACACTTCGGCCTGCGTCGCGTCGCTGATGTTGATGAAACGCGCCAGTCCGACAGCCGCCTCTTCCGCTGATAGGTTGGTCGTTACACCCAATGCCGCGATCGTGCGCGTAAAGTCTAGAATACCCTCTTTCTTGATGCCCAACTGACCAGCAATCTCGCCGATGCCAGCCAACTCAGTAGCGGCGACCGGGATCTCCAGCGCCATTTCGCGGATGCCCTTCTCTAGCGCCGCGAACTCAGCCGGCGAAGCGTCCACCGTCTTGCGAACGCCAGTAAAAGCCGTCTCGAAATCCCTAGCAGCGCTCACGGAACCAGCAAGCGTCGAGATGCCAGCCGCGCCAAAGGCCGTTAACGCAGCACCCGCCGCCAGTAGCGGCCCCTGAAGCGCCGACGCCGCCCGCCCGATGTTCTCTAGCCCGCCCTTGGACTTGTCGAGCCCGTCGAACGCCTTACCCAGCGACTTGTCGAAGCCGCCCAACGATTGCGACGCCTTCCCGATCCCCGCCGTAAACTTGTCGGCGACCGCGCTGATCTCAACTTCTAGCGTGCGTTTTAGATCAGCCATTCGCAGACCTCATAGACTCGCGCCGTGCGTTTGCCAATTCCAGCATCGCCACAATCTGATCGGGGGTTTCTTGCGGAGTCGCCGGTTCCCAGAACTCCAGCGGTTGCATGGACTTCGCGCCCGGCTTGCGGTGTAGGTTGAGGAGCGTCGATGCTGGTAGGGCGGCCATCTCTCGTTGCTCCTTGAGCCTTTCGGCGTCTGCTTCGATCAGCGCCTCTAGCTCGGCTGATGTCAGTCGCCAGAACTCGCCGGAGTCCATACCCCAGCGAACCCTAGCTCGCGCCCACATCTTCAGCCAGTAGTCAAAATCTAGCTTGACTGGCTCGCCTTTTTGCGAGCCCGCGTAGGGCGTTCTTTTGTTCGGCGCGAATTGACCATGGCTTCGCGAATCGCTTCAGCTAGGTCATCGATCTGGAAGCCGCCAATCTGCTCAAGAAACTGCTGATACGACAGCGGCTCGTCTTGGCCTTCGTTGATTTGCGGCGACGCCATAGCCCACAACGCCGCAAAGACGTTGCCGATGAGCTTGCGCGAAGCGGCGAAGGCCGCCACGTCGAAGCCGATCTCCTCAGCTCTGACAGCAGCGGCCCCGCTCCACACTAGCGCCAAGTCCATCTCGCCACGACCCGGCACGTCGAGAGTGACGTGCACGGGCTTGATGAGTTCGGTTGGCGTCATTAGGCGTCAACTCCAACGATCAGGTCGGCGCGGCCCGTCTTGCGGACGTTGATCTGCGCCTGGACAGCGCCGCCGGTTTGCGACGACTTGCCGAAGTTGAGCACCGTACCACGGAAGATCCAGTGCGAGTTCGACAGGTCGGGCGGCGGGTTGCTCGCGAAGTCCGCGGTGTCCGGGTCCCACTGCACAAACCAGCGCTCCTGACCCGCCTTAAAGTCGGTATAGAGCGCGGCGTGCGTGGTGTCTTTCGCCTGCCAGTACAGCGGGAACGACAGGGCACCAGGGTCGATGTTGCCGCCGATAAACGACTTGTCCACCGATGCAAGGTTCGTGACCTCGATCTCATCCGCCGATTCATTCGGGCCGTCGATACCACCCGCGTACAGAACCGAACTGAGATTGATAACAGTGTGAGCCGCGCCGGAGCTGATCGTCGCGCTCGGAGCGGCGTCGAGCACAATGTTCGTGCCATCGGTGATCGTCTTGACGATGCGACCCTCCGGCAGTCCGAGAGTGTTCGTGTACACCATCAAGTCGCCGACCGTGTAATCAGCGGTGAAGTCAGTAGTCGTCCCGGTTACAGCCGTACCCGAGATTGCAATGGTCCCGGTTGGCGCTGCATCGCGCGATGTTTCCATCTGAATTAGTGAGCCTCTTGCGGCAATTCCGTCTGGCATATCGTTCTCCTTGCTTTAGATCGTGAAAACCAACCGAAGCCGCACGCCATAGAGACGCTCTTCGGGTCTGTACACATCCACGCGAGCCTCGCTGTCAGCGAGCACGCAATCTTGAACTTTGACGCCCGACGATCCGATATCGCCAATTCGCGTCAGTAGCGCGGCCTCGATGGCGTCGGCCACGTCGTCGGGCGTGTCTGAATCGTCATCGACGGCCAACAAATCGACCGTGATCTGGCGCAACCCCATGTTTGGGTAGAGCCCTGCGTTGGTTGCCGTATCGACCACCTGATAAGTGACAGCCGGGAACGCCCCGCCACCAGGAAACGCAATCGGCCAGACTCGAGACCCAACCAGCGCCGACACCCCGGCATTGCCGGTCAGGTGCGCGCGCAGTCCAGCCTTGAAAGCCGATACGCTCATGACGCCGCCTTCTTGACTTGCTGCCAGACGGCCTTCGCCATCGTTTCGAAAGCCTCTTTAGACTTGCTCTCGAAGGCAGGCCCGAGAAACGGCCTTGGCCTCATGCCAGGGCTGCGGACTTCGCGAGCGAACACGACGCGGTTGCCAATCGTAAATCGCAATACGCCACCCGCACGCTTAGGCCGGATGATGATCTCTGTCCCCTTGGGACCATGGATGCCGGTACCATATTCCAGATACGGGCCATACTCGACATTTGTGCCAATCGAGACCGTGGCAGAATCCGCCGATTGCGTAACCACTTCGGTATGAATCGAGCGAAACAGCGTCGATGTCTTGCGCGCCACTCTGCGCTTGGCTTCAGCTTCAATGACGATACCGCCCGCCTTTGCAGCGTTCGCGAGCACGGGGCCGCGCACGCTCGCAGCCATGCGGCTGAAGTCTGCCGCTAGCTTGGCCGCGCCCTGAACCCTTACTTGTCGCGATGTCGCCATTACGTCATCACCCGCTCAATCGTCAAAACCGTTGCCGCGCCTTGCGAATCCGGCGCAGCGGTCAAGATGTAGTAAACATCCGAACCAATCAGCGCCCGGTGCTTCGTCTCGATCTGCGGATATGGCCCGGCTAAAATGCACTTGCGAACGTCGCGCGATGTCTCAAACTCGCTGCGGTTTTCGTCTGATTCCGTTTGCTCCCAAAGCGTGCCGCGCAACCCAGCATGACCAGATAACGTCGCCCATCCTGCCGGGTCCGGGTCGCCGTTGGTTAGCGACGAACCGTCATGCTCCTGAATCGTCAGGCTAGTCGGCTGGAATGCCAGCAGCGACGCCATCAGATCCGGGCTCACGATCGTCCCGACATTCACAGCAGCAACCTCGCACGCTCGTTAGCCAGGATCTGTTGAGTCCCAAACACCCCATGCGCCTGCTCAGCCGTGGCGAATGGCAGGGAGTCAGCATCAGCCGGGTCGCCCATCGCGGCTGCTTCGCGTAGACGCTTCGCTCTAGACATCAGCGCGTCGGATAGCTTCGCGCCGTCCGTCTTGATGTCGCCGACCGCTAAGACCTTGAGCTTCAGCGCCTCGCTGGATGCGATCACCTCCAGGGCATGAGCCGCCGCCAGTCGCACATCATTGGCCTCGATCGCCAAAAACGCCGCGATCTCTTCGTCCTCGAAAACGTGATTTCCCGACACGTCAGTATCGGGAATCAGTAGCCGGACCTTATTCGCGTCCGTGCCGAGGCTGGCCGTGCTGTAGGTCGTCGCCATGCGTTACCGCTTCGCTCGTTTCTTCCTTGATACCCTCACCGGGGCCGACGGCTGAGGGATGGCGGCATCCGTCGGCCCCGGATCAGGGGTAGGAGCGGACGCGACGGCGGAGGAAGGAACACCGGCGCGCTGCCCTTGCATCTCGTCGCGGATCGCCCGCAGTTCTTTGCGAATATCAACCAAGGCGGCCAGTTGCGCCGTCTCGATCTCATCCGCGCTTGTGACGGGCCGAGCTAGGCCGTAGAGTTCTACGACCCGCCCGACCGTCAGATTGGAATCAGCGCCCATTGTTAGGAGCCGCTGCCGTTGCTCATGAATCCGAGCTTGGAGTCAATCAGCTTCGCGCCGAACACGTCGATGCACTTATACTCGGTCGAGAGCGTGGTGATGTCACCGAACCGCGCATCGATCCCGCCGCCGACGCGCTGGGCGTTCGGGGCCTTCATGAGGATCTGCGGGCCTTGCATTCCGCTCAACCAGCCATGCTCGAACGCCGCCGGGCCTTGGCTGGAGTTCGCCAGCAAGCACCAGGACGTAGCCGAGTTCGACGATGCGATGATCGGAATCCAAGGATTGACGACCACGTTGCCGATGAAGCTGTTGGACCAGTTGGCCGTTTGGCCGATGCCCGTGGTGGTCGTGCCGGTGTTGATTTCCAGCACGGTCGCATTCACGATCTCTTGCGCCGTGATGTAAAGATCCGGGCCTACTTCAAGGATCGGGGCCTCCACATAGATCGGCTCGCCGTTGGCGTCAACCGCCTTGAGCATCTGGGCAATGGCGGTTTTCAGGTTCGCCACCGTCAGCGCCGGGTTGCCGGTGATCTGCGTCAGCCCGGTCGGACCCGAAGCGTTCCAGTGGGTTTGCGAAAACACCTTCTGTTCGGTCTTGCGGCAGGCCCGCGCAAATTCGCGCGGAACGGTTGTGAAGAACCCGAGGTCGTCATTCACCAGGGTACGGAAGCTGAGCTCCGTCGAGGTCTGGTACAGATCGACATTCCAAGTCGTCGCTGTCGGATCGGTCTTGTTCCGTCGCGAGGCGGCGGGTGCGCCGTCGTCGCTATCGGCGGTCA